ACGATCCTTCTTACACCAAAGAGATACTGGAAGGTGACATCCACACCAAGAACATGGAAGCTGCAGGATTAACGAACAGGGATCAGGCTAAGACATTTATCTATGCATTCCTGTACGGTGCTGGTCCAGCTAAGATCGGTCAGATTGTAGGTGGTGGAGAACGTGAAGGTAAGATGTTAATCAGCAGTTTCTTGAAGAACACACCAGCACTACAGAAGCTCAGAGACAAGGTGGATAGACTTGCCGTCAAAGAGTGGCTACCTGGACTGGACGGTCGTAGGTTACTGGTACGCTCACAACACGCTGCTTTGAACACATTACTGCAGGGTGCAGGTGCGGTGGTTATGAAGCAGGCTTTAATTATTTTGCACAGAAAGATTATTAATGGTAAAATGAATGCAAGGTTCGTAGCTAATGTACACGATGAGTGGCAGATAGAGACGACACCCGAAGATGCTGAAACGGTTGGACACTTAGCAGTACAATCCATCCGTCAAGCTGGAATCCGTCTAAGATTACGTTGCCCGTTGGACGGTGAATTCAAAGTAGGAACTAATTGGGCAGCTACTCACTAACTTTGTAAAGGAAACTAAATGAAACCAGTAAAAGTAAAAGGCGAAGTATTTTGGTCACGACACGCAGAGCCATATGATGACGGACGCTACGGCATGGACATCGGTCAGCTCTCAGAGAAAGCTGTGCAGAAACTTCAAGAAGAAGCAATGCTTGATGTGAAGCACAAAGACCTACAGCAGTTTTATGTCACTTGTAAGAGTAACTATCCTATCAAGGTGGTAGATCAAGAAGGTAAAGAGATCGCGGGTAAGATAGGTAACGGGTCTAAATGTATAGCTATTATTGATCCTTACGCTTACAACTACAAAGGTAAGAAGGGTGTATCAGCAGGGGTCAAGGAAGTTGTTGTGACTGACCTTGTTGCATACAATCCAGGTTCTACAAGTAACGCTGAACTAGCAGAAATGGAAGCAGTGTAATGCCTACCCCGTCGTTAGAGAATGCAACTGCTCTGATTGACGGGGATATTCTTGTCTATCGTATTGGATTTGCTAGTGATGACGATGAGGAAAAGTTTGCGATTAGTCGGATGGGTAACTACATTCAAGACCTTATTCGTCCTGACTATGTTGATGACTTCTCTGGTTACATCACTGGTCGATCCAACTTTAGATATGAAATAGCTAACGAGAAAGAGTACAAGGGGAATCGTAGTGACGCTAGAAAGCCTAATCACTACGAGACCCTGCGTAACTACCTTACTGAGAAGTGGGGTTTCGAGTTAGTTGAAGGTGAAGAAGCGGATGATGCAATTGGTATCGCAGCCTATCAAATGAGGGCTGGAGCCTTTTGCATTATGTCGCTTGATAAAGACCTTGATATGTTGAGGGGATGGCACTACAACTTCGTGAAGGACATACTGTACTACATCACCGAAGCAGAAGCCATCAAGAATTTCTACACGCAGATTCTTACAGGCGATCGGGTGGACAACATTCCTGGATTAAAGGGTATTGGTCCTAAGAAAGCCGAGAAGATTCTCAAAGATTGTCATAACGAGAGACAATTATTCGCTGCCGTCCTAGACGCGTATGAGGATAACCTTGAGTTATTAACTGAACGAGCGCAATTACTATGGATAAGAAGAAAACCTGGGCAGATTTGGACACCAAAGATTTCCCAGAAATAGCTTACATAGAGTGGTGGGATGCACTGTCGGATTCTGGCTGGGAACCATTAGGCAAGACTGACATTCACCCTGTACTCAGCATAGGGTTTGTCGTAGCAGAAGATGATTCAGCAATCACTATTGCTGCTGCATACTCTATCGATCAGTCTAACTCTCGGATGCACATACCTAAAGGCTGGATCACTAAGATCAAGAGGGTTAGATTAAACAAGTTCTTGAATATCAGGAGACGAAAATCAAAACCCAAAGTGCAAAAGCCAAAGGAAGAAAACTCCAACAATGGTTTAGAGATTTACTCATCGACCGATTCGATTTTTCCAGGTCCGATGTAAGGTCCACTAGCATGGGCGCTGCAGGTGAGGACATTCAGTTCTCGCAGGATGCAGGAGACAAGCTAGGAATATCGGTTGAATGTAAGTCACGGGAATCAATAGCAGTCTACGGGTTCTACTCGCAAGCTGCTGACAATTGTCCTGAAGATAGAGAACCTGTTGTCGTAATCAAACAGAATCGATCTAAACCACTGGTAGTTATAGATGCAGAATATTTCATACAACTGCTAAAGGAGCAGCATGAGACACTTAGTAATACCTGACACACAATGTAAACCTGGCTTCCCTACTGAACATTTAGAATGGGTAGGTAAGTACGCAGCAGAGAAGAAGCCTGATGTTATTGTCCACCTCGGGGACCACTGGGATATGCCCAGCTTGAGTATCTATGACGTAGGCAAGAAAGCGTTTGAAGGCAGAACGTACCAGTCTGACATCACAGCAGGTAATCTAGCTATGAGCAAGCTGATGAAGCCTATCGTCAATGAGATCAATCGTTTGAAAAGAAACAGGAAGAAGGTTTGGAATCCTAGACTTGTCTTTCTAATTGGTAATCACGAACAGCGTATCGAGCGAGCAATCAATTCTGATCGTAAGTTAGAGGGACTAATAGGGTATAACGATTTCAATCTGGACAAGTACGGCTGGGAGGTTCAAGACTTTCTGGAAGTGTGTGTCATAGATAACATAGCGTACAGTCATTACTTTACGTCAGGAGTTATGGGGCGGTCAGTCAGTAGTCCTAATCTTCTCTTGCAAAAGAAGCACATGAGTTGTATCATGGGACACGTCCAAGACCGTGCAATAGCGTTTAGTAAAAGAGCTGACGATTCTAGGATCACTGGTATCTTTGCAGGCATCTGTTACCAACATGATGAGGACTACCTGACACCACAGACTAACGGTTCATGGTCCGGTATCTGGATGTTAAATGAAGTGAACAACGGCAGCTTTGATGAGATGCCTGTCAGTCTAACTTACTTGAGGAATAAATATGGAAACAAACGAGATACTAGACGCTAGGGAAGGACAGTACGGGCAGTATCAGAACGTGAGTCAGATCAGTCAGGACATTAAGAAGATCATGCAGGACTCTCCTAACTACAAGATGATGCCTGCGTTCATGCGAGAGAGTCTTGATATGATTGCTAATAAGATGGCTAGGATACTAAACGGTAACTACTACTATGATGATTCTTGGAGAGACATCTCTGGGTATGCTACCCTAGCAGTTATTGAAATAGAGGATATGGAAAAGCATGACACCCCTGACACTCCATGAGCTAAAAGAAAGACTAATGCAACTCAATGAATTAGACCTCATTGAGTTATTAGATTTAACGTCCGAGGATATTCTGGACAGGTTTGAAGATGTGATTGAAGATAGATACGAACAGTTACGAAAGGAAATTTACTGATGGATTTTTACCAGCAATACATAGCAAAGTCGAGGTACTCTCGGTTCTTAGATAGTGAGCAGAGACGTGAGGATTGGTATGAAACTGTAGATCGCTACATGGATTTCATGCAAGGTCATCTTCAATCTAAACACGACTACAAGATACCAGTCGAAGTTGATTCAGAACTGCGGGAAGCAATCAAGAATCTTGAAGTAGTACCTTCCATGCGATCTATAATGACCGCAGGCAAAGCTCTCGAACGAGACAATACCGCCGGTTATAATTGTAGTTATCTTCCCGTAGACGATCCTAAAGCATTCGATGAAGCAATGTACATCCTGCTATGCGGTACTGGTGTAGGCTTTAGCGTTGAACAGAAGTACGTTAACAAGTTACCTGAGATACCAGAGAAGCTGTTTAAGTCAGACACTACAGTTGTAGTATCAGATAGTAAAGAAGGTTGGGCTAAGTCTTTAAGACAAATCATTGCACTGCTGTACTCCGGTGAGATACCTAAGTGGGATCTGAGAAAGATTAGACCAGCAGGTGCTAGACTTAAGACATTTGGTGGTAGAGCTAGTGGACCAGCACCGCTTAACGAACTGTTTGAATTTGTAATCCGTAAGTTCCAAGCCGCTGAAGGACGTAAACTAAACACGCTAGAGTGCCATGACATCATGTGTAAGGTAGCTGAAGTCGTAGTGGTAGGCGGTGTAAGACGTTCTGCGATGATCTCTCTATCTGATCTTGAAGACGATAAGATGAGACACGCTAAGACTGGACAATGGTGGACTGATAATCCTCAGCGTGCATTGGCTAACAACTCTGCTGTGTACACTGAGAAGCCTGACGTTGGACAGTTCATGAACGAGTGGTCAAGTTTGTATCACAGTCATAGCGGTGAACGAGGTATCTTTAATAGAGAAGCAGCAATCAAGCAAGCTGCTAAGAATGGTAGACGTAACGCTGAACAGGACTTTGGCACTAACCCATGTAGTGAGATCATCCTGAGACCATACCAGTTCTGTAACCTATCAGAAGTTGTCGTGCGTGAAGGCGATAGCATCTACGACCTAGAGCGTAAGGCTAGACTTGCTTCAATACTGGGTGTCTATCAGTCTACGATGACACACTTCCCGTACCTCAGAAAGATATGGCAACGTAACACTGAGGAAGAAAGATTACTGGGTGTATCCCTGACGGGTATCCTAGACAACAAGATGCTTGGAGATAACAATGAGCAACTCAAGACTCTTCTCGAAAGACTCAAGATGGTTTCAGTTGATGAGTGCATACAGCTTTCCACTGACCTTAATATCCCTTGTCCTACTG